TCTATTCGTGTTTCAGGTGTCTTTTCAGTGTCCTTGTCGTCTTCGTTTTTGGACTTCTCTTTTCCTTTTTCGCTGTCTGAATCATCATCTTCATTTTCATTCTTAAAATACCATAGACCTGTAACCATTTTATTACCATTGTCTATGTGTAACTTTCTCATTGGAAACCCTGTATCTGTTGCTGGATTCTCAGAGAAAGTATGTGAGTAAGAACATTTTACTTTTGTAATATCCAATCTAGGATAATAGTTCTTAAATACAGGTTCACTTTTATGTAATACATCTAGAGCAACTTCATTAAGTGTTGTTATGATTTTATCATCTGTAACAAGTGTATTTGACCTGTTCTTAATCTTGTTCCACTTTTTATCTTCATCATTAGTATTCCATTTTTCTTTTACATATTTGTAAAAGTCATCTGGTAAAGACCCTGTATAATGGGGCCAAGGTTCTTTATGAAAATTTAGCAAGTCTTAAATCTCCTACTATATGTGAATGATTATATTTCACATCTTCTATATTTGTCCATATCAAACTCTCTGGTACATTCCATAATTGGTCGCAGTTCTTACAGTATGATATATCGTCAAATCTTTCTTCTTCGTGTGCCTTGACTAACTCTCTATACTTATCACCATCTAATACTTCTTGTATTGTTTGTGTATCCAAATGTCCAAGTGTTGCTTCTTTATCGTTTCCTAACACCATACAACACGCAACCACAGCACCTTGTCTTTTTTCTAGACCACCTGCTCTAACTTGCAACATTGATGCCATTGGTCTACCACAAGTTCTTCTTTTATCTTTTCTTCTAGAGTAAACTTCTGCATATTCACCAGACCAATTGTGCATCATCCATATCTCTGATTTTGTCTTAGTAATGTCCACCCAATTTTTTCTATATTGTTCAACTTCATAATCTTTATTTGCAATATCTATGATTAAATGGTTGGCATGTATCTCTGTATTTGTTCCCTCACAAGCTTCTACAAGTTTACGAACATTTTCTCTGACTGTTAGATATCTATCTGATGTATCTTTCTTTGATTTTGTCGGCATCCATTTATTATAAGTTTCACTATCATATCCTATGCACGATATACGAAATACATCAAGTCCACTATTTGCAATTTCTTCAATCAGTTTATCATTAAGTGTGTATCCATTACTAAAACTTACACATTTTAGATTTCTATCTTTTATATATTTTATAGACTTAATAAAATCTTTGTTTAGTGTGGGTTCACCACCACCATGTATACTTACAGATTCAACACCATGTTCCATAGCATTGTCTACAATCTTTACAAAGTTATCCCACTTCAATACTTTTTTAAACTCTTTCTCTCTACCACCCTCAAATCCTTGTGGACACATCTGACACGCATAGTTACAACCACCTGCTAGTTCCATATCTAGTTGTCTTATTCTTTTCACGCCATTAATCCTTTTAATATTAATTTAAAACCATTGGTGTCAAATTTAAGAAAACATTTATAGTCATTCATAAGTTTGTAAACATCTTTCCAGACATAATCATCTGTAAGTTTTTTGTTCCACTCTTTATGAAAACTCAATATACTATCAAGTATTATCAAAGTTTCTAGTGAAACTCTTTTACCAAGATATTCTTTTAACAATTTAGGGTGTTTATTTTTAGATACAGCAACTAAATTTTTATCCATTATAGGTTCTATCTCTGACTTAAATGTATATGTTAGGCTTTGTATTTTCTTTTTCCACTCTGTGTAATTGTTTTCATCAAACTTGCCAACCCAACCTTTTGGGTGTATCAAAAAATTAGCAAGTAAATAATCTTGTATATCTTGTTTACTTTTATATTTTCTAGTTAATTTAACAAAAAAAATTCTATCATTCCTCTTGTAGAATGAATCTCTTGATACTTTGGATTTACCATTATACTTTACAAAATCGTAATCACTTTTATCAAAGTGTGCTTTCATTGCACAATACATTAAATACGCATCTATTGGTTGCATTATACAGGTAGTTTAGCAGACTTAGGTAGATAATTTAAATCCCTTGCGTTTGCCTCTACTTTTTCTTTTAAACTTTTTGTTAATAATTTTGCTGTTGTTACAGGTTCAATACCCATTTGTTCACAATAGATAGATATTGCTTCCAAGTGTGTAACTCTTTTGTGAAAAGCAATTTTCTCTATTTCCAAAGAAAATGTCTTTGGTGTGTGAACTGTTGTGTCTGACATTATACACAACCTGTTGGTTTTGGTAGACCACCATACTTTGCAATCTTCTTCATAGGGCCTGATTGAAAGACTTCGTAAAGTTTACTTGCCTTTCTATCCATATTAAATTCTTTTGCAAAGTTACGAACAGCAGGAACTGTTCCTGTTTCTCCATACATTTCTCTTGCTTTGTCAATGTATGTTTTAATTTCATCTGTGATTTCAAAATTATCAGATTCTGCCATTTGATACATGACTTCCTCTGACCAATCATCTATATTGATGAGAAATCCATCACCATCTCTATTTAAATCCATAATATACTCCTAAAATTTTCACTAATTATAATATATTCAAACATGTTTTGTCAACCTTTAAAAAGCTGCACTAGAACCACAACCACAAGTAGATTTTGCATTTGGATTACTGATTGTAAATGCACTACCATTCAACTTATCGTCTTTGTAATCAATAGTGGCACCTTCAAAATATGCACCACTCATTGGGTCTATCAAAAGTTTTATACCATTGGTTTCAAACACCCAATCTTCATCTTTTTGTTTATCTAAGGTGAATCCATATTGGAAACCAGAACAACCACCACCTTGTATAAAACAACGAAGATTCAGACCTTCTTCTTCACTTGCCAAGATTACTTTTGCTTGGTCAGCTGCACTCTCTGTAAATGTCATCTGCATTACTTGTACCACTCCTCTAAAGTTTCTTCTAACAATGGTAAGTATTCGTCTTTATCTTTAATAAACTCTTGTACTGTACCATTTTCTGTTACCACTAAAATTACTATTTGTTTGATAGGTGTTCCTGTCATTTCCTCAAACATTTCAGCATATGCTGCTGTCTGAATATAGTAATTTTCATTATAAGAATCTTTTCTTTCATTGGTAGATGTTTTAAAATCTACAATTGAAAGTTGGTGTTGATAGTTTGCTATCAAATCTACCCTACCTGCTACCTTGTATTTATCAGAATACAAACACGCCTCTTGTGCATAGACATCTGTTATAAATTCAAATCTTTGATTTTTCAACTCATTAAATAAATGATATGGTAGAAAGTCTTTCTTATGTTTCTCCCATGTTTCAAAACTAAAATCTTCATTCAACCAATCTTCACACATCTTGTGAACTTTTGTTCCTCTGACGGCAGCTTTATTTGCAATGTGATTTGCAACATCATTTCCAACTCTTTTTCTCCACTTCATTAAACCCTCTTTATTTCTAGGTGATAATACTGTGGTGATAGAAGGATACTCATTTCCTTCTGGTGTTACATAGTGTCTTTTACCATCAACTGTTTTTGTCTTTAAAACAGGAAAATCTAAATTATCAATCATTATATTGTATGCCACTCCTTACCTTCAAATAGTAAACCTTCTGCTTTTCTTCTTCTAATCAAACCATCTAGTGTTTTACCACCAGCTTTATTCCATCTTCTCATTTCAGAGGGAACTGAATCATAGTCTGATTCATTTAATTTTTTCAACATAGTTGAACTTCTTAAATTACCAACACCTAAATTAAATGTCCATGCAACTAAAGCATCAAACTGATTTTGATTTAGTTCTACTGCAACATTAACATTTACATATTTTTCAAACTTTGCGATATCTTCTTCTAGTAATTTATTGGCAACATCTTGTGTAATCACATCTGTTTCTAATACTCCACCTGTATGACCATAACCTATTGTCAATACATTTGCAGAACATCTATATGCCTCTAGTCTACAACCCTCAAACTTTTTAATGAGTTCTAATCCTTCTTGACTGCATTTCATAAATCAACTCCTATACCTTGTTTAGTTTTTTCTATGAGATAACTTCTCACGAAACCAGACCTTACAATATCTGGAATGTCAAATTCTACACAATTAAATTCTTCCATATTTTCTAGAATTCTTAAAAAATCGTGTAACCCATTTCTCTCGTTTGTCTTTGTCAAATCTGTTTGACTAAAATCACCACAGAAGAATATCTTAGAATCTTGCCCTACTCTTGTGATGATAGTATCTAGTTCATGGAAGTTTAAATTTTGACATTCATCAACTATAATAATTGAGTTATCAAATGTTAAACCTCTAAGAAAAGAAGTAGATACAAAATGCAAACTTCCTTGTCTTTTAAGTGCATCATATAATGCTCTAAATGCATCTTCGTTTGGTTGTTTGAACATGAACTGCACCATATTTGCATATGGAACTTGATACAATGCAGCTTTATCTTCTTCATCGCCTGGCAAGAAACCTATTTCTCTTGTCGGTATGAGTGAACGAACAATTACAACCCTATCATATGGTGTGTCATTTTTTAATACATCTTGTAATGCAAGATATAAAGATACAAAAGTTTTTCCTGTACCAGCACACCCAAAATAAAAACCATTCTTATTTGCCTTATGACCTTCAAATACTAATTTTTGATTATCTGTAATTGGTTCTATTTTGACCAATTCAGCAGAACTAATTTCTTTCTTCTTTGACATTTATACACATCCTGTTGGTTTAGGTAATCCAGCATACTTACATGCTTGTTTCGCAGGTCCGTATGGAAATAACTCATATAGATATTTACTGTTACCTTTATCTTTTCCTAATTTCTTTCCTATTTTTTTAGTAAGAACTCTAACTGCTGGTGCAACTTGATATTCTTCATAATACTCACGAAGAAAATTAATTACTTCCCAATGATTTTCTTGCAAAGGAGCGCCATCTAATTCTGCCATTGCCTCAGCAACATCAGTATCCCATACATTTAAATCTGCTAGATATCCTTCTTCATCAACTTCATAACTTTTACCATTAACTTCTAGTGCCATAATTTTTCTCCGATAGTACAGCTTTATGCTTAACATAACCTTTCTTGTCTTCTTTTTTTCTGTCTTTTTCTACTGTTGCCTTACAGAATTTACGAAGATGTTTTGCTACAAAATTTCTCATAATCTTAATATTTATAATAATAATATGGCGTTGAACCATTGACATCATATATGTTAGGGTGGTTCATAAGCGCTCTACGATAAGGTGTCCACTTGATTCCTCTACCCCAACCTAGTCTTTCTATAATATCTTTTTTGGATAGTTTACCAGAAGTTTTTATCCATTCAACTATATCTTTAAATCTATCTGTATCTTTGACTGCACGAGTTTCTATGACAAGTCTATCCATATAAAATAACATTTCCAACATCTTGTCTTTGTATATAAGTTTGTTTTTCATCCAATCAAGTGCCTTAGACGCCTCTTCATTTCTATACTCTGGGTCATCTAAGTAGGTGTTTAGTAATTGAAGTGCTGTATGGTCATCTTCAAAAAAATCACCCATCTCATTTAGTTCGTGATAGTAAGTATCGTCATACATAATATAAGGAACTCCATTCATCATACCATCTGTTGTTGATACACTCCAACCACCATATGATTGTTTAGGTGAAAACCCAACATAACACTTTTGCAATTCTTTGTAATACCATTCTTTATTACCTTTTGTAGTTATCATATATTCACGAATTGGATTTGGTAATAACGGCACCCATACTTTAAAGTCTTGTCGCATTTCATATAATTCATCACACACAGCAACAAACTCTTTAAAATGTTTGTAAGTATCTGGTCTATGATTAAACACAATAATCTTTTCTGGTGTTTCATTTATTTCATCTATGATATCTTTTTCATCAACACCTAAATGTTGTGGTACAAGTATATCATTTAATTTTGTAATCGTATCATCATTAAATGTTTTTTTAGCCTGATTGATTACTAAATCTTTTTGATGTTGTGTGTTAAGATAACATCTTTCATATTCTAATACTCCTGTAATCTGTTGTATAAAACTATCCTTAGACCAAGCAACTACATCTTTAACATCCCACCAATGACAATATCCAAAAAACTTTGGTTCGTGATGTGTTACATTATACATAACATTTTTTAAAGCGTGTGTATGTTCTGGTAAATGCGACATCACTAAATCAAAATCTAATTCTTTACTTAATATTTCTTTTATTTTAGGAACATCAAAATGAGAACGCATTGTTGGTGGATATGTCGGCATCGGCACAACATACTGAGTTACATTTGTAAATTGTAAAGAAGGCACGCTACAAGGTAAAATAAGATAGAACCATAAGTCATCACGAATCTCATTCAATAAAGAAATCTGTTTCTTAATAACTTGTATGTAACTATCTTTTTCTAAGTCCTCTTGAAAAGTAATGTTAGGGTACACAAGCACCCTAACAGTCTTTTGAAGTTTTACTTCTTTGTCTATTTCAAATAAATTCATTATGCGACTTGTTTTTTAAATACTTCACTATCCATGTTACCTTTTCTAAGGTTGTTTTCCTTAGATGTAACTTTTAAGTTATGATATTCAGTAACACCACCTGCCTCTATTCCAGCAGAACGAGGTATTACATGGTCGCCGTGAGCGTCTTCAAGGTCTAAAGGTTCGTTGGTATACGCATCTTTCATTCCTTGTTCTTTCCACTTCATATAGATATCATCTTTAGAGAAAGATTCTCTAGGGTCAG